TGCCGGCGCCGGAGACCGATGCGCCGCTGCCGTTCTAGAGGGGGCAATGAGGAAATGGGACTGGAGCGGGTGAAGGGAATCGAACCCTCGTCATAAGCTTGGGAAGCTGTCCGAGGAATGGCTTAACCATGCGGGTTTCAGCCTGTTTTTCGCTCCACAAAACACGTATTTCAGACCTCTTGAAACCCACTATCCATGCGGGCCTCTTTGGTTTTGTGGAGCGTCTTTTCAGCTATCGCCGCTAGTGATCTCGGGATTGGTCCGGTTCAATTGCGGGTGATCGGCGCGCGCATCAAGGCGGCGGCCAAGTTGAAACCAGGAGGGAACACCATTGGTTGTTCGAGCTCGTCGCACAGTTGCATTAAGGAAATAGTCATATCGACGATGAGGTCGTTGATCCTTCCCTCGCGCTCTAGGCTCGCTCCCAGATTCCCCATGTCGATTTGGGCCAGCCCGTGTTGAAGCACGCTGACACGAGCCACGATGTCCTCGGCCGACCTAGCCAGTCCCACCTCAGCCGCACAGCCTGGTTGCGTTCCTGCCCCTGTCGCACTATCCTGCATATGAGTCTCCTTCCTGTTTTACCCGTTATCGCGCTTTGTTGTGAGATTCAAAAGCCTCGAACTAACTTTCCTAGGGTTCTTCGAGGCTTTTTCTATTCCCGCTTAGGCGCTTCTGAAAACAAGCATAAGGCATGGCCGGACGAAAGCGCAAGGACGTTTAGTCGCACAGATTCCTCTATGAAAACAAGGGCCTGCGACCAAAATCGTGTATCCGACATTTCGGACACGATTAATCAACCCGGATAAACCTATTTATAGAAATCCAAATAATTGACGTGAAAGGATTTCTTTCATAGGAAAATAAAATTTGCAAAAATGTGGAGAAATTCCATAGAAATACAAATTTAAATTGCAATGCCTATGCCGGCGCGCCAGTAAATAACCTCAACGGTCTATGTTGCAGAAGTGAGACAACTTCTCGGCGCGCCGCCTCTGAACTACTGTATGTTTGTACAGTATAGCAAACCTTTACACCCCCTTTACCTTCTCCACGGTCCGGAAGCCGCCGAGGCCGAGCAGCGCCAAGAGGATCGTGCTCATCTCGGTAAAATCAAACGTTGGTATTGTAATAGGGTGGCCAACCATGGCCATGACGACGACGGCGGCCGGGCCCAGGATGAACTTGAATGCGAACGCGGCGCCGCATACCCAGCCGATTGCCGGGCGCCAGCCGGAGACGAACAGCGACTGGCTCGCCGCTTCCACCTTGTTGATGTCGATCTGGCCGGTGGCCAGCTTCAGGTCGGCGTCCAGCTGGGCCAGCTCGCCGGCCTGGGCCATGCGCATCACCTCGAGCTTGGCCTCGGCCGCGATTTTGGGGTCGGGCAGCAGACGGTCAAGCAGGCTGCCCAGCAGCGGAATGAATGCACCACCCATCAGAACTCTCCTTTACGCATGGTGGCGGCCAAGCGCACTGCCCGATCGCCGACTTGGTTGGCCCACTTCGAAATGAGCATTTCGGCGGCGGCCGCGTCGTAGCGCTTGGCCTTCATCAGCGCCAGCGTGTTGACGAACCCCTTCAGCCGGTCGATGCCGAGATTGAAAGCCATGTTCGCGAGAACGCCCTGTCGGGCCTCACTCATCTCGCGCCACCAGGGAAGGTGCCTGTCGAGGTCCTGCTCGACACCCCTGATGTCATTCCGGAGCATCAGGTCCATTTCGTCGTCCGAGAACGGTCGGTCCGTCAGGTTCCGACCGACGCCGCCGGTAACCTTGCCGACCGTGTCAACGTAGATGCGCGGTCGGCGGCCTTCGTCGATCGTGAGCTGCGCCGCCAGTTTCTCGCGGTTCACTGGTGCCTCCCCTGCGCGAGAATTCGCGACAGCAACTCTTCCTTTTCCAGGTCTTTCAGCTCCTGTTCACGCTTGTCCTTGCGCTTCGTGTACCAGGCGTTCATGACGAACGTCAGGAAGCCCAGCAGGATGCCGGTGAGACACGCCCATTCGTTCATAGTCAGGGCGCCGACCCCGAAGGAGCCGGCGGCGCCGGCGTAGCTGCTGATCTCGGGGATGTTGGATTTGCTCATTGGTTGCCTTTTCATTGGGCGTTAAAAAGCCCGCATCGGCGGGCTGGGTGGGGGCGTTTGTGGTGGCCGTCGCAATCGGATAATCGGGCCTTTAGGGTAGTCGACCATGTGCAGGTCGATCGGGCGCACGCGCCTCATGACGTTCGGGTCGAACAGGCGCAGGCGGCCGGCCAGCACGATCGCGAACGTCAGGTCCGAACACCACCAGCGGTCGTCGTCGCTCCAGTCCTCCGAATAAGTCAGGGGGATGCCGAGGGCGCCGGCGAAGTCGTATCTCTTCGGCTTGTAGGGCGGCGGCGGCGCGCACTGCGATTCAGCGAACGCGCGCGCGGCATCGATGTCGGGCACTAGCACCGGCATGTCGCGGTAGACAACGATCCCCTCCATCAGCTCCTCGACCGTGCCGGCGCGGCAGCCGTGCGTCATCGACGCCTCGTAGGCCCGCTCCCCGATGATCGTGATCGAGTGGCTGAACTGGCGCGAGCCGGACGCGACCCCGATGGCCAGGCTGAGCGGGTTGTACGGCCAGCGGCTGGTGAGCCGGATCGTGATGATTCCAGGACGTGCCATTACAGCTCCTCTACATACAGGGTGGTGGAATATGCCGCGGCGTATTTCAGGGCCATGGCCGAGTCTTGCGAACGCTTGCCGTAAATCGTCCAGTCGCGCTCCTCGGCCAGGTCACCGGACCCGGGACGCACGCTCAGCAGGATCGGGTACGCCTGGCTGTTCCTCAGCAGGCCGGCGAAGATCTCGCGATCCGCCGGCAGCAGGTACGACAGGTCGACCGGCACCTTCCGATAGATGAAGCCCGGATCGGTGACCAGGCCGCCGGCCGCGGTGCGCTCGTGCTTGCTGGTGTCGACGATGGTCAGCGGCGCGTTCTTCGCGTTGTACTGCGGCGACCAGTACGGGCCGACCACCATGCAAGCCGCCTCGATGTAGCCCTGCAGGTTGTTCGGGTCCGCGATGTCGACGACGACCTTGAAGGCGGTCACGGGACTGAACCAGTGCCGCGCGCAGGCGCCGCCGCCGTTGCTGTATGCGCTGGCCGCCTGCGCCGGCGTGAACCCGCGCGGCCGCAGCGCCGGCGCCGGGCAGGCCGGTACCGGCGTCACGCCGCTGTCATACAGCACCGTGGTGCCGTTGCTGGCGTAGGCGCGCACGCGGATCGTCGAGGTCGGCGACAGGTTGCAGTACGGCAGAGCGACGCACCCGATCAGCTCTCCGGCCGCCCATGTGGCGGTGTAGGTCTGGACCAGCGGCGTCGCGCCGGCGGAGCGGTGCACGCTATCCTTGCTCGCCAGCAGCAGGTTCGCGACCACCAGCGCGCCGGCGGTACTGGCGGCCGTGAACGTCGCCGCGCGCTCGAGCGCGTTGTCCGATACGATTCTCAGGTTTGGCATATGGCTCCAGGTTCAGGAAAGCAGGGACGCGAACGGCGCGGTGTCGTCATAGGCGCGCCAGGTGATCGCGCTCGCCTCTTCCGTCGTGGCCGCGCTCTCGATCAGCGCGCGCAGGTGGCGCCCCTTTGCATAGATCGCGTCGATGTGCGCGTCCAGCACCAGGCCCATGGCGACGACCTGGCCAGCACTCAGCGTGCGCACCGTGTTGTCGGTCAGGGTCCAGTCCTTGCTGTACGGCTGGCCGGCCGCCTGCGTGAGGTAGGCAGCGACCGCAGCTCCGGTCATGTCTTCCTTGTTGATCTGGTAGACGCCCCCTTCGAACGTGAAGTTGCCCGCCAGCGCTTGCGTGCGCGCAGCCTTGACGGCGACCCAGGCTCGTTCGCGCGCGGCCTGCACGGTGTCGCCGTTGTCCACCACCAGCTGCCCGCCGTAGAACGGCAGATCCGGGCGCTGGGTCAGGACGAGCTCCAGGTTGTCCGAGATCGAGTCGAGGCCAACGAATTCATTAAGGTGGACGCTGTGCTGCCAGGAGCAGGCCTGCTGCTTGCCAGCGAGGTAGTCGGCCTCGGTGACGAAGGACACGACGCCCAGCAGGGCGAAACCTTCCTTGAAGCGCATGTCCGCCGCGATCAAGACGTGGAACGACACCGGGACGTTGCTCGCCCCGTAGTGGGTTTCTTTCAGGATTGGCATGGTGCCCTTTCGTTTATACGTCGTGCTGCCAGCGGTCCAAAACCATCACCGCGTTGTTGAGCCCCGAGGAGCGCCAGAGGCCTGAATACGGGGCATTCGAAGTAGTGTCCGGGTCAAACTGGTAAAAATACCGGCAGAAGATGGACTGCAGGCCGCCATTGCCAACGACTCGATAAAACAGCCGCCCCTTCGCCTCGCCGGTTCCGCTCTTGTCGCCCCAGTGTTCGTGCAAGCGGCGCGAGTCGATCGAGAGCGCCGGGCTTTGGGGCATGTAGCCTTTCGGCGCGCCCCACCCGTTCAGGGTCATAACAGCTTCGCGGCCGGACCATGCCATGTCCGGATTCAGGCCGGTGAACACCTGGTTGATGTTCAGGTGCCTGTTGCCGCTGTCGTAGAGTAGCTGGCCGCCCGGGCCCCAGACTCGTTTCCCATAGCGCTCGCTCCCGTAGGACACGTAGTCGAGCGCGAAGTAGTAGATCGTCGGGGGTTCAACATACGATCCTGGCGAGTAGATACAGCCGGCGCCGGCAGGGTCGCCAAAATAGTACGTTTCGCTGGCATTAAACGGCACGCTGAAAAACACAACATACGGCCGGTTGAGCGCAGCGCTCGGGATCGGGTAGTTCCACTGCCGGTAGACCCAGCCCCCTTGTGCCGGCGAGTCGAAGGACGGGTAATCGCCGGCCCACAGCACGGCGATCAGCTGCGGCACCATTCTTTTGTTGTCGATTTGGCGCCCGCCGCTGGCGGAGACGATTCTTGATCCGTAATCACTCATAGTGCGAAGACCGCAATCTTGGTTGTCCAGTCGGTGGTTGGAGCAGAAGCCGGAGGGGTGAATGGATCAGCTTCGACATACGGGTATCCGTTGCCATCACGGGCGAACCGGATCGTGTGGTAGCCGCCGTAGATGACCTGGCCGAAGATATTCATCGTGTCCAGGTCCGTGAACGTCCGGCGCCCGCCGCCCTGACTGAAGGTCACCACCTCGACGAAGACGCCTCCGTTTCCGTCAGGGCTCAGGACCTCGCGCCCGCTGCGAAAGGTGATGTGGCCGTAGCGTGCGTTCGACATCTACCAGAGCCTCCCGTCGAGGATCCGCATGGTGCCGCCCTCGTCGTAAATGGCGATCTGATCCTTGATGATGGTGGTGCCGGCACCCTGACCGTTCACGCGGCTGGTCAGTGTCCCGACGTCCACAGCAAGCGCAGACAACGTGCCGATGCTTGCCTTGTCGATGTGCGCCAGCCTGATTGCGGCCGACTGGATAAAAGTCGAGGAGTTACCGGGGGTGATGATGTTTTCCCCCCCGGGGGTAGCCTTAGTCCCTAACTCCACTTTTATGTTGTAAATCTCAGCTGTTCCGCTCCCGCCCGTTCCAAACACCCGAAGGCGTGCCTCGCGTGACTCCGAATTCGTCAGAATATCGGTGAAAGTGTAGTGTTTAGGCGTACCTGTCAGGCTAGGGCCGATACCAGGGGTATCTGCATTTGGACCATACAAATCGACATAAATATCGCGTGCCCCGTTATAGCAATGCGCATCAAAACTGACAGTGCAGTATGTATTCGGTGGAATACCCAATGCGGCCGACTCATAGCCGATATAGACGCTGCCATTTTGGGCAGGGATGACGATCAGTTCGCCATTAAGGGCGGGATGACCTGAATAGTTAAAACCGACATTCGCTCCGTTATACCTGTTTCCAACCGGCCAGTTAGAGATGCGGGGTACTAGATTCGGGTTGCTGGCTGCTTGCTGTGACAGCGTAGATCCGGCGGAAAGAATCACCGTTCCATCTGGCGCACGAATGTCCAACGTCCCGGCCTTGATAGCCGCTCCGTTGATGGACCCCGTTACGAAGAGATTGCCGTCGTAAATCGCGCCCATGGCAACCCATGCGGACCCGTCCCACTTCTTCGTCATCGCAAAGGTGGTGCCGTTCGAGATCGTGACGACGTCGCTGGTAACGTTGCCGCCCGGCGTGGCAGCATCAGCCGCGCCGTCCGACCAGGCGCTGCCAGCGGCGTAGTAGGTTCCAGCACCACGGTCGCCGGTCACCGAGGTGCCAGCCTTGCTCTTCGTGACGTTGAAGCGCTTCGTGATCGATGCGTAGCCGGTCCGGCTGGCGGTGACGTCGACATATGCGGAATCGACGCCGGCGGCCATGGTAACGACGGAGACGGTGCCGCCGCTGCCGGTGTACGCGAGTGAGCTGCTGGAGCTTGCGGGGGCATAGGCGAACGTCCAGTTCGCGCTGTCGTCGGCTGTGCCCTTGTACACCTTCATGGTGCACACCGCGCCCGAGTAGCTCGACACCACGCCGTTCGAACCCGCTGGCAGCGTCACGCTTTCGTTGGTCAGCATCCCGATGATGGCGTCTGCGCCATCGATGCCGTCGGTGCCGCCGGTCACCTGCACCAAGGTCATCTCGTCGAAGTACGTGGCGCCGCCGATGGTGGCCATTGCGCGGAATACCCGGGACCCCGTCAACGAGCCCGATGCCACAGTGTAGGTTGCCGCGGTCGCGCCGCTGATCGCAGTCCAGGCCGTGCCGCTCCAGTATTGCCACTGGTACGCGGTGGCCACGCCGCCGTATGTCGTTGTGCCCAGCACGATGCTGGCCGGGGCGAAAGTCGCAGCAGCCGTCGCGCGGCTGAACACCTGGCCGCCGGAGGTCGAGACGTCGACATACACAGGGGAGCTGCCGTCGGCGCCGGCGCGCGCCTTCGAGATAGAGTAGACCCGGTCGACGGTCACGCCCTTGTAGACAGCGCGGATCGTCGCGGTGCCGGTGTCGGCGCTCATCGAGGCGATGGTATAGACGCCGGTGGTGGCGATCGACACGTCGACACCGGTTTCAGACGGCACGCTGTAGACCACCGCAGCATTGCCCGTCACCTCGGTGGCGCCCTCGAACACCTTGAAAGTGCCGCCGGCGGCGGCGAAGCTGGCCACGGTGCCGGCGTTGTTCGTCGAGATCGACACCGACTCGTTCGTCAGGAAGCCGGTAACCGGGCTGACGCCGTCGGCGCCGTCGCGCAGCTTGCTGATGGTGATCCGGTCGGTCTGGCCGTCCAGGGCGATCTGCACGGTGACGCTTTCGCTGGTCATGTTCGCGAAGGTCAGGATCTTCTGCGATGCATTCGCGCCGGCGGTGAGCGTGGCGGTACCGATCGGGATCGTGAACGACGGCGTGCCGACGATGTTCTGTCCGGACGCGGTCAACGTGATGCTAGCCGGCGAGTTGGCGCCCACCTTGTTGACTTTGAACACCTGCTCCGTCGCCGACAGGGTCAGGACTTTCGCGCTCGATCCCGAGTTGCCGTCCTGCGTCGTCGCGATGATGCACGACTGGGAGAACGTCACCCCGCCGCTCTGCATGGTCGCGGTGATGATCGCGGTCGGGCCGGTCATGCTGGCGTAGGTAACCGTCGCGCTGCGGTCGGTCACGTTGCTCAAGGTCGCGCCCTGGGCGGAAAAGGTGAGCGGGCCGTCCAGGTCGTACAGGGTGGCCGTCACCGTGATCGTGTCGATGTCGGCGACACCGGACGAGTTCACGTGGAACGCCGGGGCATCCGTCGTCAGGATGATCGAGGCGTTCTTCGGGTTGACGATGCGCACCGCGGCGCCCTGCAGCAGCGCGTCGCAGTCGTTCAGAACTCCGCTCATACGAGAAACCCTACCTTGACGCGCCCGGTAGACCAGTCGGGCGCAAGTGAAATTACGATGCCGGCCGCGCCAGCCGCCATGCCGAAGCGCGGGCTGTAGACGGTCACGGCCTGACCGAGTTCGAGCTGCAGCAGCTCCGGCAGCCCGTCGAACTCGTACGTGGTGCGCGGCACCTTCCACAGGTCGAGCCGGCGCTGCGCCTCCGCTTCCGCTTCCGCTCGCGTGAGCAGCAGCGTGTCCTGCTGGACCGGCTCGGCGTTGAGCTTGAACTTCGCGATGGTGGCCGCATCCGATTTCGTGGTGGTCCGCCACTCCTGCGTGAACAGGTCCTTGTGCCGATCCGGTATCCCCGCCAGCGTGCCGGCGTCCTGGACCGTCCAGTTTTTGCAAAAGCCCAGCTTGACGGCGCCCACCGCGGCGGTGCGACCGGTCGGCTGAAGCGTGTCGTCGACCATGTGCTCGGGTCGGATCACGAACGGCGTGCCGGCGCCGGGCAGCGCGACCTTGACGATCCGAAGCTTGCCCAGGCGCGACATCACGAGCTGAGCGCCGATGCTGCCCGTCAGCGACTGACACGCCGGCAGCACGTTCAGCCGGTCGGTCGCGTACAGACCGACGCCCTGCTGGTTTGCCGAATCGAATGCCGTCAGGCTGACCAGGTCGAGGTCATCGTCGGCGAAGCGGTCGGATGCCTTGCCGTAGCCGGTGACGATGCGCTTGACGATCGAGGCGACCGTCTCGCGATAGCCGCCGGCGCTGTCGCCGCGCATGGACAGGGTGACGGCGCCCGCCGGCGCATCGTCCAGCGTGATGACGCCGGTGGCCAGATTGGTCGTGTAGCCGATCTTAGCGCCGTTGTCGCGCGCCTCGATCGAACCGTCGATTTGACCGACATGCCCCTGATACTCGAGCGTCCCGTTGCTGATCCGTACCGGGGTCGCGTTGAACACCTGGCCGAGCGCCACTGGGCGCAGCACGTCCTGGTTCTCACCCGTGCCGCCGATCTTCGCTTCGCTGAGCGCCGTGTCCAGGCGCTGCAGCTTGTCGCGCAGCTTCAGCCCCAGCTTGTTGCGGCCGCGCGGTGCGATGTCTGCCACGATCCCGTTGAAGATCATGCGGAAGTCCGAGCGCGGCCAGCGCAGGTCACCGATGTACGCCTTGATCGCGCGGTTCGTCCAGACGTAGGAAGCATCCGCCCAGACGTCGCGCGCGCCGCCGGTGTTGTCGATCTCCAGCACGCCGGCCGACAGCGCCCCGTCGCCTTCCAGCGACAGCTGCTCGGTGAACAGCGTGCCGACGGTGGCGATCGGCAGGTACGAGGTATTCGCCGGCGTATCGGCCGCACCGGTGGTAAATGGTTTCGTCGCCATGTAGACGACGGACTCCACGCCACCGATCTGGACCGCTGCCTCGATGAGGACGACACGGTACGCCGCCTGGCTTTGCAGCCAGGTCAAATATTGAGCATCTGTCATTGAGGAGCTACCCTTGTTTTGTCACCGAACAGCTTCCACGGGTTCGAAAGCGCTTTCTCGATGGCCGCCGCTGCCCGGCCTGCGGCGTCGGTTTGTGCCACGATCGTGTCGCCGGTTTGCTGCTGCTGGTCAGCGCGCAAACCCGCCAGCTCGGTCCGCAGCCCATACACTTCGGCTTCCAGCGCAGCGTTGTTCGTCCTGCCTTCCGATGCGTAGTACGGAATCGGCGCGTTTGTCGGCACCGCACCCGGGTTTGCTTGCTGGGCTAGCGCCTGGTTGTACTCCAGCAGCGCTTCGCGGACCGACAGCACTGAGTCGTTGATCTCGATGATCCCGTTGACCTGCGTCTTCAGGACGTCGAGCTGCGCCTGGTCGACGCTTACCTGACCCTCAGTCCAGGCCGCCAGCTCAGACGTCACCGCCTGCGCATAGTCGAAGTCCTGCCGGTAGCCGGCGCCGCTGGCGTTGACCAGCCGGGACGCTTCCAGAAACGCGGTGCGCACGTCCTGATATCGGTCCTGTGCACCCTCATCACCGTTGCGCGCGGCTGCGGCGACGGCCTCATATTGCGACCGCGCCTCGGCATACTTTTGCTGCGGCGACAGCGGCGACAGGGCGCCCAGCAGCGCGCTCTTGTTCAGGTCCCGCAGGCCCGCGGCGAAAGAGCCCATCCTGCTGATCGTCGCCTGCAGCGCTTGGGACTCGGCGTTGTAGGCTTCGGTCAGCTTCGCGCGGTACGACGACAGGTCGACGGTGCTCTCGCCCACGATGTCCTTGACCTCGGCATACGCGCCCGAGACGCTCAGCAATGCGGCGACCGTCTTGGCCCCTGCTTCGCCCAGCGCCATGTTCGCCTCGACCAGGTCGCGGAACTCCTCCTTTGTGGCAGGAATCGAGAGGCCGACCGACTGCAGAACCTTGCCCACCTGACCCATGGTCGCCGCCGTTTTCTCGGCATCCGTGTAGAACTTGTCGTAGTAGGCCGCTGCCGAGTTGGCCAGCGAGTCGATGCCGCCGGCCGCGGCGATCAGCTTCGACGCCATACCGTCGCTCAAATCGGCGAATACGGACATTGTTTGCCCGATCCCCTTGAGCGCGTTCTGCGTTTTGTTGATCTCCTGAACGACCTGCGCGATCTCATCGAGGCCCGCATTGCTGTCCAATGCATTGAGCATGCCCTTCGCCCAGGTAGGCAAGCCGATCCCGTCGAGGGCCGTACGCACCGACTTGCTGAGCTCAGCCAGGTATTGCTCTTGCCCCTTTTGGCCGTCGTCGAACTCCCGTGGTGCCCAGCCGCTGTTACGCGTCTGGTTCCAGTCGAGCACCGTGCCATCCATGTTCTTGATGACCAAGGCACCCCACGCACCGTCCTTGCTGGTGTCGTCGGCGAAGGCGGTTGCAGCGGTGTAGCCGGCCGTTTTGCCGAACGTGGCCGCCGTGCTGTCTAGGATGCCGACAACGCCCTGCACAAGGCCGGAGGTCATCTTCTCCGTATCGGCCGCCGTGCGCGTCTGTGCGAAGCCGATTGACTCGGCGCGGATCGTGCGCGATCCGGTGCTGTCGGCATAGGACGCACCGCCCGTGTGGTAAGTGCCCGAGTCGTCGAGCTTTTTGTAGATCGCATACGCAGCGATCAGCGCACCCACATATGGGAGCGCCGAGGCCACACTGGCACCAAAGCTCGCGGCGCTTGCCTCGGCAGCCATGCCTGCGCTAGCAAAGGTCTCGGACGCCGTCATCGCCATACCTGCACTATTACCGGCAAAGCCAGCGCCGAACGCCGACACGCTGCTGGAGCCGACAAAGTTGCCGATCCCCGCGATTGCAGAGCCGGCGTAATTCGTCATGCCAGCCAGGCCGCCGATACTGGACAGGGATGAGCCTCCGCTGGCAACGGTGGAGCCTGCCTGCGGCAGACTGGCGGCGCCACCGCCACTGCCGGTTACGCTGGCCCCGATGTTGATGATCCACTGCTTCACCGTCATCTGGTACAGCAGGTCGTAGAGGCCATTCTTCAGCGTGTCGCGGAGGCGGTCGAACGCTGACTTGCCGCTGTCGAAGATGCTGATGAACGTGTCGTGCGCGGTGCGCTCGATCGACTGCCACATCTCCTTTTGCTCGGCCAATGCTTTTGTGGCATCGTCGGCTGCGGCCTGCTTGACAGCGCCGATCTTTTTAGCGGTAGCGAGGTCGCGCAGCGCCGCTGCCTGGTCGCGGTAGGTTTGGGCCTGTTGGTCGCCGGGTTCGAGGAACTCGATCGCCGCGGCCGTTTGCTCCTTTTGCGCAGCCGCATCATCCAGGCGGGACGCCTGCAGTGCCACCAGAGCATATCCGGTCAGACCGATCTGTTCGTTCGCCTGCTGCTGGGCCTTTACTTGATCGCCAATACTGCGGAGTTCGGCTTCCGCTGCCGCTTTCCCCTTGAGCTCAAGTTCCTCGGAGGCCTGCAGCCGTTTGTTCGATGCGATGATCGCCTCGTTCACCGACAGCTTTTTAATGGCGGCTTCGTACTCGGCCTTGTGAGCAGGCGTGAGCGCCAGCTTCCCGGCGCGCAGCTGCTCGTCCAGCGAGATCTGCAGGCGCTGCGATTCGGTCAGCGGCTTCAGTCCGTCAGCCTCCTGCTTGCTGGCGGTGATGCGCTCTCGGATGGAAGTGATGAGGCCGGCATACGACGAGGCCTCTGCCTTGATCGCGGCCTCGCGTTCGCGCGCCTGCTTCTCCTCTTCGGTCTTGTCGCCTAGGGTGCGATTCACCCCGTATGCAGCGACGGAAGACATGAACCGGTCGCCGAACTCATCGACGAACGGCGTCGGCGGATTCATTTGGTCCTGCAGGGCTTTGATCTCTGCTTTGACCGAGCGAATTTTCTCTTCTAGGGCACTGTCTGTATTTCCGAAGAACAGTCGACCAACGATGCCGAAACCCGGTGTGTCCTTGCTTAAGGAGAGGTCGGCCTCTAGATCCGACAGCTCCTCCCGCAGGTCCTTAAGTTTGACTTTGGCGCTCGCGAATTCGTTGGTGAAAAGGAAAGCGCCAACCGAGCCGAGCGCTACCCACACGGCCTGGAGCTTGCCGGACTCGACGTAGGCATCCATGATGGCCGATGTCGCCTGGTTCAGCCCAGGAAGCATATCGACAGCGATCCGCGTCTTGAAACCGCTCATGGTCGCGGTCAGCTCGGCCATTTTGTCGTTGAATTCATCGGACCGGTCGACCATTTCTTGCGTCATGCCAGAGAGCTGTTTGCCCTTGTCGATCATCTCGCCGATGCGCGCGCCGCCCTCCGCCAGCAGCGGCGCTGCGGCCGCCCAGGACTTGCCAAGCGTCGCGGCGCCAAGCGCGGCACGGGTCTGCGGATCTTGAATCGACGCAAACAGGTCAGCCAGCTGCTTGAACGCTTCGAGCGGGTCCTTTGCTGTGATGCCGAGTTCTCGGAACTTGGCACCGTCTTTGCCGATGTTCATGGACAGCTTGTTGATGGAATCAGCGACACCAGAAAGCTCAGCGCCGGACTGCTCAGCGGCGAGCTTCAGGCCTGCGAGATCCTCTACAGCGACGCCGGTCGACTTGCTCAGGTCGCCCAGCTCATCGGCTGCATCGACCGCGTCCTTGAACATGGAGACGAACATCGCGGCGCCAGCGACCGCGGCGGTGCCGAGGGCCAGCAGCGCCACCTTCGTCTTGCCGAATTTGCTGCCGACGCTCTCCGTGGCCTCCTCGGCCGCGCGCAGCTGCTCGATCATCGGACGGGCGGAGTCGCTCACGCCCAGCTGTGCGGCCCGCATTTCTGCCAGCTGCGATGCCGTTTTCCCGATGCTATCGGAGCGGGTGCGCAGGTCAGCGAGAAACCTCGTGCTGTCGTCCAGGCGCTTCTGCGCCTCCGCCGCAAGTGCGCTTTTGCGGGTCACCTCGTCCAGCTGCTCGAGGTAAGGTTTCAGCGCCGCGACATTGATGCCGCGAGAATTCGCAAGCGCCGCGTAATACTCGGCCGTCCCCTTCGTACCGGCAGACATCGATGCGGTGGCACGCTGGATGGCGTCGGCCATGTTCTTGGTAGCGCGGTCGACCTGCCCGGCAGCCTGACCGGCGCCGTCGCCGACGTTCCGCAGTCCGGGGCCGTTCCCGAGGTTTTCCAGCGTGCGCCCGGTTTTCTGTGCAACCTCCTCGACGCGGCGCAGCCCGGTCGCCACTTCACCAGTGTGCTCGGTAACTTTGCGGAGCCCGCTTTCGACACCGGATGCATCTGCGGTGACCTTGATTACCGCTTCGTTGACGATCTCGCTCATGCTCCGCCCATAAAAAAAGCCACCCGAAGGTGGCTCGTTGAATCTCAGAAAAATTTACTTCGAAGACGGGGCTCGGAATAGCAGCCACACCTTCTCTACACACCTGGCAGCGATGTACAGCATCCCGACGATTGCAAGGCTGATCGTTGCAACCATCTCGCGCTGTTGCATCCCGACTTCGCTCGCCCGCGGCGGCGTCAGATAGGCCACCAGCGAGATTGCTATTAGCGCGACAAGTACAAACAGTATCCCCAGAACGTATTTCATCACCCCTCCATTGTGAGGAGGCAATCTTACACCAGGCCGATGAGCGACCCGGCGCTTTCTGCTCAGTCCTTACTGTGCATCGTGTTGAGCGCAGCAACCTCCATCACCTGCAGGTCCTGGTCGAGCTGCGCGTACTCCTCGGCGCTCAGCCCCATGCGATCCATGCGGTGGTATGCGACGACATAGTCCAGCCCGGTTCGGCCGCTCATCCCGATGCGCCATTGCGTCGTCAGGCTATGGAACAGGTTGAAGGCCCGGACATTCTCGGGCCAGATTTCGCAAGACGTTGCAACGTCCTCCCGCGTCATGCCGGCCGCCTCCAGTTCGGAGTCGGTCGGCTCGGGCGCATAGAGTGCAGCTGCAACGTCTTCTAGTTTTTTGCGCGAACCTTGGTCATCTCGCTGATGTACTTTTCGACGATTGCATGACCCGAGCCCATGTAGTTCTTGGTCATCTTCGCCAGGTTGTCAGCGTCGAATGCGTCGTCCAGGTCCCAGCCGCTGACCACGTCCATCAGCAGGTCGATGTCATCGCGGTCTTCCATCCCTTCCATGAAGGTCTTGAAGTCCTCGCGGGGGCGGTGCTTGAACGTGAATTCGATGCCCGCCGCGGTGCCGCCCGGGACTGGAATCAGCACAGTCGCCTTGAAGGTCGGGGATGGGTTCAGGGTAAATTTTGGTTTTGCCATGATGTTTTTCTTTCAGGTCGAATAAAAAGACCTGCCGGTAATGAGCCGGCAGGCATGAAACGCCGGGCACGATGCCAGGCGGGGCAAACAATTACGCGGCGTAGCGGACCGGGCGGCCCTGCAGCGCCAGGCCGCAGGTGACGACCATGGCGGCGCCCTTACCCATCGACGGGTTCGGGTTGAAGCCGACCATGCCGTTGTAGAAGATCGGGGCACCCGACGGCAGCACGGCACGCACCGCGGTGACGGCTTGGCTGTCGGTGGCCGCCTGGAGCACGGCGTTGTGCGGCAGCGTCGGGTCGTCGGCGATCGTCATCTTCACCGAGGTGGCGGAGAAGCCGTTACCGACTTGGATCTCGTCCGGGTAGTCGATGAATTCTTCGGTGCCGTACTTCGGATCGCCGCCGGAGACTTCGAACGTCTTCATGAACGGAATCGGAACCCAGGTGGACACCTTGCGCACGGAGCCAGCGCCGCCGCCGGCAGCGAACACTTTGACGTTGGTAGTGTCGAAGCCCTCCAGGGTGACCGTGGTGGTGGTCGCGGCCTTCACACGGAACACGCGCAGGTTCGCGCGCGGCCAGCCGCTCGTGAACTCCAGGATGTCGCCGACGGCGTAGGTGTTGGTCGCGGTCGTCAGAACGCACTCGGCCGCGTTGCTGGCGGCGGTGACGTTGATCGAAGCGAGATAGGCGGACGCGACTGCGAAGGTCGAGCCGTTAGGTACGGATACAGCCATGTGATGGGCCTTTCAGTTAAGAGCCCGAGACCGGGCATAAAAAAAGCCGCCCGGATTGCTCAAGGCGGCTTCGATTGGAAATTGGTACTGCTACGTCCAGATGCTGAAATCCTGCATGGTCCCGCGGTACCCGGTGCCCTCATCGAACGTGGCCACGCGGCCGGTGATGACGTCGACCTGCAGGCCGGCAGCGTCGCGCATGGCTGCTTCCACCTGCACGCCGAGCTCCGCAGCATCGAACCGGTCTTCGGCCCACACGTTCACCTGCATCCGGGTGTTGGTCTTGCCCGGCTGGTCGCCGGACAGGAAGTTCAGCGGCTCGCCGCCGACGGCCTGAAAGGTGATGAACGGCAGCGGCGTGTCGGCGGGCGCGAAGTCGGGAAAGATGCGGCCAGCCACCAAGGTGGTCAGGGCGTCGCGCATATATGCTTCAGGAATCATCCGCCCCCCAGGTTCCGCTTGAGCTGCTCGATCAGTGTTTTCGTCATCACGTCGACAGCCTCATGCTTTTTGCTTTCGTATGCTGGCCGCATGTAGGGATATGCCGGTACAGTCGCGGAACCGTATTCGAGTTCGGCGGCTGCACGGTGCGCTTTCCAGCCGACAGTCCGGCCGGTCTTCTTGCTGACCTTCCTGTTCGGCGGCACGAACTTGTGGCCTTTTTCGACCCATTCCCAGTAGAACGCGTCGTCACCGTTGAACCTGCCCTGGCGGACCGTCACAATGTAGACCTGCTTGCTGCCGCCGTCGGATTCCTCCTCGACGCGGTACACGATGATGCTGTTGTAGATCGTGAAGGTCTTGGCGTGGCCGCGGGCGTTGCGCTTGGCCTCCTCGCGGAAGACGGCGGCGCCGGCGAAACCTGTCGCCCGCAGCACGTCCTCGGCGATGCCCTCTTCCAGCTGCACAAGCGTGTCGCCGAAGGTCTCTTCGAATGCGCTCAGGTCGAACTCGATCATTTGATCGACTCGCACACCAGGTCCATGAAGCGCCGGTCAGCGTTGCGCAGCGGCGGCGACTTGACCTGGTAGGTGGTCCCGTTGTGCACCACGCGCATGGTGGTATCGATCTCTGGCCGGTACCACATCCTGATCGAGGCGCGCAGGGTCGAAGTGTCAGCGCCCGAGCGGATCGTTTCGGATCCGCTCAGGTGGCGCACGTTCGCCCAGAAGACGCCCAGATCAAGCCACGCTGCCTTCTTGAGCGTGTCGCCGCCCGGGTCCTTCTGCTGTACGGTGATCCGGTCGTTGAGCATCATGCGAACACCCTGTAACGGTCCAGCAACCGATGAATGTTCGGCGACGGCGCGCCTGCCTGCGCGAACTGCTCGGCGACCTTGGCCAGGACGTAGCTCTTGAGCGAGTCCGGAACCGCCGCATCGCCGTCGCCGTAGCCGCACTTGTATTGCACCTCGACGGCATTGATGCGCGCCGCGGTGGCCGGCCAAGCTTTACCCGGCGCCGGCACCACCAGGCCCGGCTCGCTCTCGGCATCGACGATGTAGTCCTGCGGGTCCAGCGTCCGCTGCACGCCGGCCGTGTCATAGAACTTCACGTGCACGACAGACTGCAGGGGCGCGTTCGGCAGCTTGATCGCCGGCGGGAATGCGTGGAGCGTGGCGCGCCAGGTCTGCGTGATGAACGCGCGCCTGGTGGCGTGCTCGGCATTCTCGGTGAACCCACGCACCGCCTGCTCCACGTCAGCGTCGAGGCCGGCGCCATCCGCGCGCGCCGCCGTGATCGCCTGGGCCAGCGATACCGCAAGCGCCGCCGGCGGCGTAATCAGCCGCGCAGTCGCGATCATCGAGCACCGCCTTGCGAGCGCAGCGCCGCGGTATGCCCGTCACCGTCTGGCGCGCGGACGTATTCCGGCGCCGGCGCGGGTGCCGCTTTCCCCTCCGCCTCGAGCGCGGCCGGATCGCATGGCTTGGTAGGAAGCTTGGTTGGGTCGAACATCAGTTGCTCACTCGGTTGAAGTAGATGGTTTTGTCGAACTGCTCGCCGTTCGCGCACGTGACGCGGAAGGTGCAGGAGCTCTCGGTGCCGACGGCGCCCATGCTGTCGAGCTTTACGGAAAGCAGGCCGCCCAGGTTTCCCTGCGGCGCGCCCTTCTCCAAGATGGTGACGCCCTGCGGCAGAGCGTCGAACGACACGCAGGTTGTCGCACCGTCGACAAGCGCGGCCGTTACATTGGCCACGTACCAGAGCTTGTCGTCCGGATCCTTGTCGATCGTCCACTTGTCGCCCACCTGGTAGGGAACTGGGTTTGCCATTAGAACCTCACTGTTCGGGTACCGCCGGCGAACATCACCGTGCGGATACCACCTTGGAACACGACCGAGCGCGCACGGCCGGCGAAAATAACGGCCCGCGCTGCCGGGATCTTGGTGGCGTCGATAATCGCCTCCGGTGGCGCGCCGCTGCCGGTGGCTGTCACCGCCGAGACCTGCGCCGTTGCGCTTACGCCTTGCGGCTGAGCGCGCGCGCCGCCGGAGCCGATCGCGATGCCAACGCCGGCGGATGCTGCTATGCCGGTCGGGGATGCGTTTCCACTGCCGCCGGCCGATGCACTGGCTTGCCCCACCTGGCCGGCAGCCGTGACGCCGGCGGGAGTTGCCCGCGCGCCGCCGCCAGCCGTGGCCGTGCCAACGCTAGTCGACGCGCTAACGCCCGGGGGCGATGCGACCGCGCTGCTGCCAGCCGATGCCGACGCCGTACCAACCGAGGCGGCAGCCGTGACCCCAGCAGGATTGGCCCGCGCGCCGGCTGACGCCACCACGGAACCCACAGAGGACACTGCGCTGACGCCAAATGGCTCCGCGATACCATTGGTGACAGGAGCGACCGCCGCAACGTAATCGTCTTCAAGCTCGGCCGCGTCCAGAAATAGCTGGTAGGGATTTGCCGAGATCGAAGCCATCTCGATCGGCTGCAGGGCGCGGGACCAGACGAACGCGACAGCGACGTGCCCGCGCAAGTTATAGCTGGTCTGACCGGTGATGCCGCCGACGTTGAATATGCTCGCCGACGACGTCATATCGGCAAGCGCGCCAGTATTGACCTGCTCACCATTTACATAAATGGCACCCGCAGTCCCAGCATAGGTCGCTCCAACTGCCATTGGTACGCCATAGGCATACACGGACGCCGGAGTATCCAGTGAGGTAAAGTTCCGGGTGTATGTGCCGAACTTTCCGCCATTAAAGCGGATGCCGCGAACACCAGCTACGAAGGCCCCATCAGGGCCGATTTCCAGAATAACCTGCTCGGCCGTAGCGTTAAACGACGTGGCGAGCGCGAACATCGAACCGGTGTTCAGGTTCGGGCCGGTGAACGTCATTTTTGCTTGGCCGACGCCCGCATCGAGGACGGTGCCGTTCGTTGCGTATCCGCGATTCTTGCCGACGTTGACGAAGCGCTTGCCCGTGATCGGATCGAACGCTGACGTACCGATGAACACGCAAACCAGACCCTTGGCGATCGGGTTGGCTTTATTTATCCGTATCAGCCCGCGGGGCTGGCGACGCAGGCCGATCATTACAGGCCCGTCAGCAGCATCACGCCGGCCTGCACGGTGATCGCGTTCGTAGTGTTACCGAAGGCGACAGCACGCAGGAACATCGCAGGGCGCACGAGCGAAATTGTTCCAGGCGTCACGGTGCCACTCAGGTTGTCCTTGCTGGCGATCGGCTGATAGTCGTACCAGTCCGTCCCGTTTTGCGAAATCTGGAACATCAGAATGCCCGGACTGCCGAGCGCGCCGCTATTCGTGATCCGGTAGGTGAGTTCGCCCCCATACGATGTGCTGACGTCAATCGCTGGGCTGGCGACAGGGGCAGACTCAAGCGTGCCGGCGGGAATGGTCGTGGCGGTCGCCCACAGTGCCGAAAATGATTTGGTGGCGGCCATTATTTCTCCGTTGAATCGTCGTTGAACATGGCTGCATTCACCTGCTCGCGGGTAACCACGACAGGTTGCAAGGCCATAGCCTTGAGGGTTTCGCCCTGTGCGGCGGTGAGGACGCTCGTTCGCACCAGATGGTCGACCATTCCTTGCGTGAACGGGTCGCCAATGTCGAGCCCGGCCTCTTGGCCGAGGAACTTGAGCGCCCACGCTACCGCGCGGTTCGCCGAGGCGTTTTCCAGCGCGTCGAGGACCGCAATACCATCGGGGCAAGCAGCCATGACAGCGCGCGCCGTGATGAAGCGCTTCTGTGGTGCCATCAGCCCCTCGGCGTTGAGTGCGGCAGCGAGCTTGTCCAGCTCGCGCTCAGCACGCAGCCCGTCCAGGTCGCTGCGCGCAAGGATTCGGGTGCGAATGTCCATGATCAGGCGATCTTGATGACGGCGGTCGCAGCGGCCGGCGTCGGCAGCACGACATTGAACGTGCCGTTGGTCGAGACGATGTCAGTCCCGAAGTCCAGCACCGCCTTGACCTTGTTGGCGTTGGTCGCGTCGTAGATCACGGCGCCGCGCGCGGTGATGGTCGAGTTCGCCCAGGACGGATCCGCGAAATCGAGGATCGCGGTGGTACCGTCGAGCGACGCGGCGTAGCCCGTCAGCATGGCGCCGCCGGCGGTGTAGCCGGTGCCGGTCACTTCGCCCGTGGCCGAGTAGGTCGCGGTGGCCGCGCTCAGCGTCGCCGAACTCGGGTACAGCGCCATCTTGTAGGTATTGCCGGACGGGCACAGCAACTGCAGCGCGTCCAACTTCGCCTGGTTCGGGAATGCGGCGGTAATTGCCATGTGGTCCTCGTGATGTTTCGTTCAGCCGCCCGGGTCGCGCAGATCGGCGACGGGCGGCGGGGAAGGGCAGGGCCCGGTTATTTCTTGCGGCTTGGCTTCG